GTTTGAACCGTTAAACTGAACAGCATAAGCCATTTAGCTCACACCCTATTAGGAGATACTAACGGTCAAAGAACCCGCTGTAAATTGGAATGTGTCGCTGTTGTTTACTGTTTGAGGTGTAGCGAGTGCACCTTGCCATAGCATGTTTCCACCAGTAGAAGCGTCCATAATTCCGATATACGCAACCGTACCCCATGCAGCCGTAGCTTGCGGGAATTGAATTTGAGCGCTGTTTGCAGTTGAACCGTTAGTCGGCGCATTTACTGTAACAGCTTGTCTAGCGTAGCTTCCGCCAGTAACTTCAGATGTCTGTGTGCCAGCAGCGGTTGGATCAGCGGTAAATAAACCTACATAAACAGTTGCAGGCATTGTAAAAGCCGCTTGACCAAGAGAATGTGCAAGCAATTTGTTTTCTAGGTAAGTAGTCATATTCCCAGCCATTTATCTAATCTCCTTTTTAAAATTTTGCAAACACTAAACCGGAACCTTTTCTTTTCGCTAGCTCCATCACTTGCGAAAGTGCGTCAATCGCGTCGTCGTGTGAGCTTTTCGGAAAATACTCGAGCTGCTCGATAAGATCTCGTTGTGTGGGAAGAATACGAATATAACCACTGGTCATTAACGGTTCGATCGAAGTGATACGAATTTCCTTTTTGACCGTTGATTTGAATTCTTTCAGCGGTAAATAAATACCTTGTTCAGCGCTTCGCTTCATCAATTCGTCTTTCATAAATTGCTGGAAAGCAATCGTTTCAATGCTAAACATTACATAATTAAAGCTGTTGGCTTTTTTGAAAATGTCCTGGATTATTTGGTCCGGGTGACGACGCTTTACATCAACATCGAGTACATAAACAACTCCCGTTTTCTTGTGTCTGCCGACGGTAATAATAACGCTTGGGTCAGACCGTTTGGATTGTCCCATTGATGGGTCGCATGCTCCGTAAATATCAAGATCCGATATGCGAACATCGTCTGGCTCGAAGTAATGCAGCTTTGAAAAGATCCGCGTAGCCTCATCAATTGGCTCGTTCTGGTATTCCGAGTTAAACGCCAATCTGCGTTGTGCCCGTTTTTCCATTAACTCAACAAGATTGATACGCTCTTCCCAAAGAACCTGTGAACCAGCGTCCATGATCGCTTTGTTTTTAGCATAAAAGTCTAACGCATTATCACGAGCTATTCTTGCGGCTTCCGATGGATTTCTCCCTTCAGAGCGATCGTGATACATCTCTTCCCATTTATTCCACAGATCCATTCGTTCCGGGAACTGTTCAATCGCTTTATATTTGAACGCTTTCCAATCTCCTCGGTTATTGATAACTTGGCTCAACAACGAGTTATAATGAATAACCGTTCCAACGAAAAAGCATTTCATTCGTTTTGGATCGCCGAGCGGTAAAACCGTTCTGTCGAACCAATCTACGATTTTTTCAATTCTATCAGCCGTCGAACAACTTTCATCACTTTCAATATCATCGAGAACCGCGTTTGGACGGAATGAACCAAATTTAAGTCCGCGAAGTGCTTCACCAGCACCGTGTGCCGACATCTTAACACCGTTTGCGGTAACGATTTCTAACGAATTCCATGTTGCACCCTTTAGGTTCCCAAAGTCTTCGATAAACAGTTCATTGTCTTCGATTTCAGACTTAATAACATCAAGGAACTTTCGAGCGTTATCTTGCTTGTCCGATACGATAATCCAGTATGGATCTAAAATGTCCTCTTGGTATGCGATGATATACAGTAAAGTTAAGTTTGTAACGAGTGTTGATTTAGCGTGTGAGCGGGGTGCCGCTGCCACGATCTTTTCTGTTATCGGCGAAAATATCGCCTGCCGAATTTCTTCTGCTAATTCATAATGAAATGCCGGCGAAGGTGTGTCCGCTTTTAATAAATCGTGTGGCGGTTTCCCGGTAAAATAGTTTTTAGCAAAAACCATAATGTCCTTGAAACTGTCTTCGATCCGCTGGACTTTCTCAATTTCCTTTAGTATTTCATAATACTTGGCTAGGTCAGCTTGCGTTGGGGTCGATCCCCACGATGTCTTCAGTAAGCCGGCGTGTTTCTTAAGCAGCTGAATTCGCTCTAATCGCTCTTTCGAAGTCATGCTTATACACCGTCTTCCTCATTTTTTTCTGGGGTTACTTCGATTACTTCGCCCATTTCAATCCGCTGCCTGCGTTCCAATTCCTCAATTTCAGCCAATAGCTGGTCGTTTGTTTTTCCCTCGATCGCAACCGTGTGCTGAACTTCTCCCTCTACTTTTCGAACCTCTACGAGTTTCTGCTGTCTCTTTAATGCCATCTCAATGGCGCGTGTGTTTCCGCGTTTAACGCCTTTTTGTAATTGGCGATATACTTCGGATAAAAAACTATCCATATAACGATCCGCCAGGTCGTTAACTAATGCGATGAACTCTCTGTCTTCTTTCCATCTGTAAATGGTGCGATCCGATACGCCGCTTTGTTTAGCGATCTCTTTCACGGTTAAGCGTGTGTCCGGGTCAGCGAGCAGTCTTGCCGCAGTTAACTGTTCCGGTGAAAACTTACTGTAATCAATTTCTTTGTTTGCCATTTCGTTACCCCCTTTCGGTAATATACATGTTTGTTCGCCCCCGACACTGTTCAATCACAAAATAAAATATGGCAGCGCTAGAGTTGGGGAAAACCGTAGCACCGCCACCAAACAGGGGAGAACAGGGAAATGGGGGTTGGAAAATTGAGTTTGCCGTTAGTCCCGTTTCGGGTTCATAACAGCGTTAAAGTTCTAATCAACCCGAACACATCAGAACGAGCTTGCGGTAATCGCGTCAGGTGGTTCCTCTAGCCACTACCCGAGCACACAAAGAAACCTCGAACATCACCACCAAGTCGAGGCAACCAGATTTTACACTTTGGGATTAGAAACTTAACGCTAATATGAAAATATAAATTTTGGGAATACTAAATAACGGGGTGCAAAATGAAAGAATTTCTTACTCATTTCGTTTTACCGTTTGGCTTTCTCGGTTTATATGTGATACTGTTGATCAAAATATTGCGTGAATAAAATGGGGTGGGAGCCGTAGCTCCCGGTGGTTTTCATTCGAAGCAACTCAAATGAATTATTTGGAGTGTCGAGCGATTGCTGCGACAACCATTTTATGTACTTTATTGTTTGGATCTGGTTCGCCGTTTTTAAATGTTACTTTCGAGATCAGGTCGATGAACTTCAAATTAACACGCTCCATTTTTTGTGGGAACCGAGAGTGAATGCCAAATGGCAAGCGCCTGCAATTCGTCGGTTCCGCGTTATGATTTTTACCCCTACACTATTAAATAAGCAATATGTCAGTTTTGGGCTGCAAGATTTTTAAACTTTTTTCATATTTTTTTATTTTTTTTCAAATACTGCTTTTTGGGGCTGCGCCCTTCTCTCTGGAAAGGTCGAGCGTGAACACAATTTCACAAACATAATGTAATCCACGATGGGATGGGAAAATATGAGTTGACAGATTTTAAAACCGGTTTATTGTTAAATAAATCGGAGGTGATCGTATGAAAATTAACTGGTGGAAAAAATGGCATTATCGCAACGGACGATGGGGACACGGCAAGAAAGCCTATGCTCGTTACAGATGGCGCCACTAAAAAGAAAACGGAGGTAACGCTATGGGCGAAGTATTCGCTATCGTGGTATTTGCGATTGTATTTATTGCTACGGTTGTTATCGCTGCCTGGGCATTGTGGCAAGTCTATTACATGTTAAACAGCGATGTGATCGAAAGACGCAGGTATGTCCGGCAACAACGCAAACGATGGAAAAACAATTGACACATTAGAAAACGCTGGTAACATTAAATAAATGGGGGTGATCGTATGGAGAAACAAAAAACCAACGAGCAGCTGCGTATGGAACTAGCGAAAGAGGTGTCGATGGCGATGGAACTGGGGGACATGCGTAAGCTCGGTAAGATATATCGACGAGCGTATGAAATGGATCTGACGAGTTATTATTACGAGGCGGTTGCTATGTACCAAGCGCAGAAAACGGAAGAGCGAATGGGGTAACGATGGTCGGCGGGAGGGATCCCGTCTGTTTTTTTTATCGTTCTGCGTTAAAGCGTGTATAAACGCATAAGCGTTTATTTAATGTTTCTAAGGTAATAACGTATGTATCACTTATAGCGTTACCTCGTTTTATATACGTCAGAAGTTTATTTCCGGTCACCATTATTTATATATCTTTTAGAAATTAATAATATATATTATATTATTGTAACCTGCAATATTTTACCGACCTGTAACCAGTTTCCGACCTGTCGCTGAAAATGTTGATTTACCGGGCTTACGTTAATTCACTTTAATTCACAGTAACATACTCGGGTAAGAAATGAATTACCGACCTGCGTGTAAATCGAGGTCAGAAGTTAATTACCGAACGTACACTTACACCCCCGTATTTGTGAAAAATTTTTCGCGAAATTTTATGCGATTTCATCAATTTTTGGAACGCCATTTTCACGATGGGGTGGCACCCCCGTATGAACAGACGCATGAATGACATATGAACATCGTGTGTTTTGCGTATGAACAACGCCTGCATGCGAAGCTATGCTTCAGGAACAACGCACAATCGACGATCGAACAGCGTTACTCCAACATTGAAATTTCGATGAGAACGTGCGTCAAACACTTAGCGTTGCGCGTTCGGCGGCGGGGCGGCTCTTGCATACCGGGGGCGTACCCCTCGCCCTTTAATTAGCAGAAACCGCAA